ACAAGACCCTGAATACCTTGAGTACCCTGAGGACCTTGAATACCTTGAGTACCTTGGGCACCTTGAGAACCTACAAGACCCTGAATACCTTGAGTACCCTGAGGACCTTGAATACCTTGAGTACCTTGGGCACCTTGAGAACCTACAAGACCCTGAATACCTTGAGTACCTTGAGTACCTTGAATACCTTGAAGACCCTGAATACCTTGAGTACCTTGAGCACCTTGAGAACCTTCAAGACCCTGAATGCCCTGAATACCTTGAAGACCCTGAATACCTTGAGTACCTTGAGCACCTTGAGAACCTACAAGACCCTGAATACCTTGAGTACCTTGAAGACCCTGAGAACCTTGAAGACCCTGAATACCTTGAGTGCCTTGTGCAGCAGTATCACCTTTAAGACCCTGAATACCCTGAGTACCTTGAGCACCTTGAATACCTTGAGTGCCCTGTGAACCTTGAATGCCTTGTGCAGCAACCTCACCTTTGATACCTTGTGAACCTTGAAGACCCTGAATACCTTGAGTACCTTGAGAACCTACAAGACCTTGAATTCCTTGAGTACCTTGAATACCCTGAATGCCTTGAGTACCTTGAGTACCCAAAAGACCTTGAGTACCCTGAGCACCTTGAGAACCTACAAGACCCTGAATGCCTTGAGTACCTTGAAGACCCTGAATGCCTTGAATACCTTCAAGACCCTGAATACCTCGAATACCCTGAGGACCTTGAATACCTTGAATACCTTGAATACCTTGAATGCCTTGGGCAGCAACCTCACCTTTGATGCCTTGAATACCGCTAGTACCTTGAATACCTTCAAAACCCTGAATACCTCGAATACCCTGAGGACCTTGAATACCCTGAATACCTTGAGTACCTTGAGAACCTACAAAACCCTGAATACCCACAAGACCCTGAATGCCTTGAGTACCTTGAAGACCTTGAAGACCCTGAATGCCTTGAGTACCTTGAAGACCTTGAAGACCCTGAATGCCTTGAGTACCTTGAAGACCCTGAATGCCTTGAATACCTTGTGCAGCAATATCACCTTTAACACCCTGAATACCCTGAGTGCCTTGAATACCTTGAGGACCAACAATATTCCCTACTTCAAACCAGTTATTGTTTACAACTCCCCATACCCACAATGATCCTGTACTAGCAACAATATACCCATCACCATAACTACCAGTATAAGTATCTGGACCGGTTGGGTTATATCCAGGTAAATTTGATGGAGTTGAAACAGTTCCGAGAATTCTTACCGATGTGCCTGCTATACCTTGAATTCCCTGAATTCCTTGAATTCCCTGAATTCCTTGAGTACCTTGAGTACCTTGAATACCTCGAATACCTTGAGGGCCTTGGGGTCCTTGCACACCAGCTTGCCAGCTCCTAATCCCAGCTGAATCGGATGTTAAAAAATACTGTGTAACATTATCGGGAGGCAAACCAAGATTTGGCTCAGCTTCATTTAATCCCAAATATTCAAATCGGGATTGTTGAGCTTCTGCTGCTGGTTTAATTCGTACTCTACGACTTAGTAGTTCTGCCATTTAATGTCAAGCTGATGTTTCTAAAATACTAGCTAAAAATTTTAAATTGGATGCATTAGATCCCATTATCTTAATGCTTTCGTTAGTTTCAAGTACCAACTTTCCCGTCAATAAATTTAAAGTATCTTTGGGAGGAATTGTATAATCATAAACAATTTCAGTGTCAACATTTCCTCTAGCATGACTAAAAGTAACGGTGTAATTTTGACCACCCACATTTGTAACTTGAGCCATCAAAAATACTGCTTTAAACCCCAACGGGCATGTATATACAATAGTTTCTTGTGTACTTACTACACTAGTTACAGTTTTAAAATTATTTAACGGTAATGCAGCCATTTTATTTAATTAAGATAGGGCTAGAATGAATGGGGTTACTGTTACAAAAAGGCTTCTTTCGAAGGAATCACCAGATAATGTACCGGTATTTTGATTAATTTGAATACCTTGACCAATTCTAAAATTACCTAAGTGATCCGTACTGGTAAAAGCAACTTTACCGCCGTTCAATTCGACAACTTCACGTTCTTGGTTTGGAACACCTCCTTTTGCTGGAATAGCTTTATTGATTTGTGTTCCCGCACCCACATATTCAAAACAATGTGAGTTAGCAATAATTTTAGTCACTTGATAAAAATAAACTTCGGTATTGTTGGATAAATCAAATGGTACTATTTCGTCTAAAGTAATTGTAGATTTTCCATCAACAACATCAGTAGTTCCAATAACGCTATAATATTGGGGATACATTTCAGCAACGGCTGTTGCTTGAGTGGTAGGAGAACCACCAGTAATTTGTATATTTGGAGCAGTTATAAATTGAGAACCAGATGAAATCAAAGTAATTGATGTAATTACACCATTTTCAATGTTTGGTATTGCCTGAGCAATAATACCATTGGGACCAGTCGGAGAACCAATAACAACAGTAGGTGGATTGTTTGGGTTGTACCCAGATCCACCACTAGTTATATTTATCTTTTGAATAAAGTAATAAGGATTGCCATTATTTCCAAAAGTAACAACCTGACCAACATAAGGTTCGGTTCTTAAATTTTTAAGTTTAAATACACTTCCTCTTATTTGATTAATATCTATATTTGCTTTGTATTGTAAAGGACTTGTTCCATCAGCAACCAAACCATAATTACCAAAGTCAGTATTTGAGTTTGTGATAGAACACGTAGAACCACCAGATAGATAAACCGCACGATCACAACAAATTTCAAAAATAGATACTAGCTGAGTATAACCACCATTAGTAATTACAATACCATCACCACCTTGATTGTATTGAGTATACGAATCAAGAACAAATGAAGCTGTTCCTCCAGCAAGATTGCCGTCAACACGAAGACCAGCTCCAGTTGTAGTAATACTTGTGCAATTTTGAATATATGGAGAACGAGTAATTACTCCAGCTAATCCAACATAATTTTGAAATTTAATTGTTCTATTTGTAAATGTTTGATTATTTGCAACACTTAAAGTAATTTCGTTTCCTTTAATTTTTGTAATGATAGCTCCCGTACCAATACCATTACCAGTAACTGTCATGTTTAAAACAAGATCATTGCTTCCAGGAACAATAATTTTATTTTGGTTTTTAGTTCCAGAACACGAAGGTAAATTTACGTCATTTCCAATTTTAACTTTGGGGAACGAACCAACAACCGATGGGGCTAAATGACCAGAAAAAGTTGCTCCCGTAATATAACTACCGTTGTTACAATAAAATAAATCGACGGTTGGATTTGCTGGAAAAATTGTAACCTCTCTTAAGTTATCACCCACAATACCGGTATTGGGAGGTAACGTAATTGGGTTTTGTTCTACATAAACTCCAGACTTTAGAAAAATTGTTGTTTTAAATGAAGGGAATTGTTGTTCTACTGAGTTCTCTCCATTTTGAATAATATTTGCAATGATGTTAAAATAATTATTAATAGAGGATTCTACATCAATACATGCAGGATACCCCGTGTCTAGTATTAATGTAGGATCTGCATAAGGATTAATAAAACTATATTTTGGGGTGTAGACATCTCCTTGTGCATTTGTTTTCCAATTACGCATAGCAAGAATCATTAGCTCCTTAGCTTTTTGAAAAGCAGCTAACGTTTGCGTTTCTTCTCCATTAATAAAAACTAATTGATTTGCCCTGTAATATGAATTCCCTGCATCTACACAATTAACATTTCCACCTTGCTTTAAATCTGATGCTACCGCATCAATAATATAACCAATATCACGCAAGCAAATATTTTCATATTCCGCCCAAATTCCTTCATTTTCTGTTACAGAATTTAATGAAGATAAAGATTCTTGACTTATTACAGTTGAAAAAATTTGAATTAATGTATTAACTGTATTTTGAACATCTACACAAGTATTTTGATTTCCAGAAAGACCATATGTTATTACTGATCCTCCCCCATTACGCTGTGCCTTTCCTTCAAGTAAAGTTAGATTTTTTTCATATAATTGATTTGTAATTGCTTTATTGATTAATTCTCCTGCTTTTTGGAACGCAACTAATGATTGAATTCCTTCGCCATCAATTAAAATAAAATTACCGTTGATGTCAAAATATTTTCTTGCTGCTTTGATAGTATTTGTATTTCCTCCATTGTATAAATCATCTGCGATACAACGAACCACAAATTCAATATCTCTACGACACTTTGATTCGTTTACAAAAAGATTTCTTTGGGTTTCTGGATAATTTTGTAGATTGGCTATTCCATTTTGTAAAACTTCAGTAACAATAGTTGTTAAATTTATTAACGATAATCGTACATCAGAACAAACTCCATTTGGGTTAGTATCAACAGTAATAGTTAAATCTTTGTATGGTAAAAGATTTCTCATTGCATTAATCATCAAATCTTTTGCCGCATTAAATGCAGCAACCGATTCAGCAACTTCACCATTTAAATATTGAATATTTGAACCATTATAATAATAAGAAGCAAATTTTCTGGAATAAAGATTTCCTCCCAAAAATATATCTAAAGATACTGCGTCAATAAAATAACCGATATCTCTTCTACATTTAAATGGATCTGGATTAACAAATGAAGGAGGCAACGAAGTAAAAGCTTGTTCTATAATATAACTTCTATTTTTTTGTATCAATCTATAAGCATCTTTATATCGTTGAGTTCCTCCTGTTAGAGAAGCACCAGGAAAAGTCCAATTGGTTCCCCATGTAGCTTCATTATAATCAATTGCAATTTGTGAAAGTGCTCTATCAGCAATTTCGTCAATGTTTCTATAAATTAAATTTCTTGCGTCTTTGTATCTACCAGATTCTGGGGCACTATTTGGAAAAGTAAATGTTCCTGAATTAGTTAACAACCACCCAAAAGATTCCTGTTGAATTAATTTTTTATTTGCTAAAATTTGATTTGAAGCGTCTTGTAGTTTTCCTAAAAGTCCTGAATTGGCTGCTCTTAAAGCAGATTTAATAGATGCTTTTGCGGTTTCTTGGCTTAAACCATCGTTAGCATCATTGCCATCCTTAGTAACCCATAGAACGTTTGAAATTGAAAGAGTTTTCCACAAAACTCCAGTGCCAGTTGATTTTAAAAATTGACCGGGAGTTCCTTGTCGGTTACTAACATCAGTAATAGGACCGTCAAGCTGTAAAGCCTCAATTGATTTATCTCCTCTAGAAACATCATAAAGATCTTGAGCTAACTTGTTAATTTCAAGTCTTTGCTCTTCAAATGTATTCGTTTTTAATACTTCTCTACGATCTAATGCCATTTTCTACGATACTTTTTAGAAGAGATTTGATTTCAGAAATTTCATTCTTCAAATTATTTAGGTCACTAATTACATCATTAACTGTAGTTGATAATTTATTTTTTGCAGGAATTTCTTTATTAATAATTGCACCAGTAGAAGAATCTCGATATAAATTTTCATATCCTTCTACTTTTATATAATTATTCATAATTAATAAGAAGCTACTGCTCTAATGTCTTGAATTTTTGGAACATACACTGGATCTGAAGTTTGCATCACTAATTTGATTGCAAAAGAACCAAATTCTGATAAATTAGAAACACTATATTTTAATTCTTGATATGATGCTTGTGATTCAAATTGAGCAGAAACTGTATTGGTGTAGTTAGCTAAAACATCAATATCAGGAATTCCCGTGCCATTAAAATACGACCATTCAATATCATCAAAATTAATTTGAGAAGAAGCTTCTTTGTATCTATAAAGAACTTTAATATTTTCTACATCTTTAATGTTTGCTGTTAAGCGAACATCAATTGATGTTCCAGAAGAATTAATTGTAACTTCTTTTGTAATATATTTTGCAACAGAAGAACTATTTTTTGGAGAATTTTCTGGCGAATACTCAATACCATTAGTAAACGACATAGTGCCGATTTCTAAGAATTTTTCTTCTCCAGAAGGAATATTATCATAATAGATAATATCACCAACTCTAAAAATATCTGGCAGTTGATTGGCTAATGTAGCCTCTCTAGAAAATACGCTATTAATAGTAATTTTGCTGGTGTAATTGTTGTTGATTGGTTTTTTGTCATTTTCAATTATTAATTCTTTAGATAAAGAATCCCAATTAATAATTTTGCCACTAATTGAGTTATCATATTTTTGATTAGTATTATTTGGATTGAATGCTACGATAGTAGATCCAATTTGAAAATCATATGTTTCTTGAGAAACTCCATTGTTTGCGATACTTACTGTACGAGTTTCTAAATTTCCTCCAATTTGTGATTGAGTAGAGAAGAATAATTCTTCAGTTGGAATAAAAGTACTTGGGCTTGTTAATTTAACCCAAATTTTGCCAGAGGAAAATTTAATAATTTCTCCTCTTGCTCCAGAAGCTTTTCCTTGTACAGTTTGGTTAATTAAAACAGAAATGTTTGATAATCCATTCAAAGTAAAAACATATATTGGTAAGAATTTTATAGTTTGATAACGCTTACCAAATCTATCTTCTTGACCGGTTGCATTTTCAACTCTGTTGGTGGAAGTTTTAATTGAAGAAACACGAAGATCAATTATTGGTGATAAGTATGATTTTGTTGAAGAAAGATTAATTTTGTAAACTAATGAATTGGTAATTCCATTCATAATTTCATTAATACTGGAGCACAGAATTTTTTGATTTGTAAAGAAATGCTCCTCGTTTAAAAATGTTTTTTCGTAATTATTTTGCGAATATGAAATGTAATTTGTTGTATTTGAATCAACTGGAATTATGTTTGTTGTCTTTACAAAAGTATCAATTTTTGTATTAGGTGATTGAATGTAATTTACTTGAGCAAATAATTTTTCATATTTTCTATTATATGAAACTAATCCAGATTTACCTCCACCAATAGAATTTGAACCAGCTCTATTTGGGCCAACAATCGTATAATAGTCAATACCTACGTCATAAATTTTAAATAAAGTAGAGTTTAATGATGCTGCGCTAAATCCACCAACGTTTTCCAATCCCTTAAAGAAAACATATGATTTACCAGAATTTTCAAACCCATTATCTCGATGTCTAATTTTAATAATTGAATTATTATTTTTGAATAGTGGCGATGTGGCGTTGGTATTGGATAATGAATATGTTTCTACAGGATCCATATCCATTTTTTCGTAACCAAGATTTTCGTTAACAAGTAATAACTCTGCAGTTCTACTAATATCAAATTCTGCACGATATAAAGTAAATTTAATATCTTCAAATAAATCTTCAGTCCAATTATCTATGTTTTGTGATTTGTATACAGAACCCAATAAAGGTTGTGTAGTAACAGAAGTTCCTGTGGAAATTTCTTTTTCTGTTAATCTAGATGCCCATAATTCATATTCTGTGGAATCTGTTTCAACACACATTGCATATTCTGTATTATTTTGTAAATACACTGGATGCTCAAAAACAAAACGAGATGGAGTTGTTGAGGCAGTAACTCCCGGTCTATCAACACAAACACCCATTCTGACTGCAGGAGAATCTATTTCAATTATTGATTCAATAACAGCACCACTAGCAGCACTGCCGGTGCCTCTAATTACAACTGATGGTGGTTCAGTATATCCACTACCAACCAGTACAATATCAGCATTATAAATGTTGCCATTAGATACATTAACTACGCCAGATGCTGTACTACCACCAGGAAGTTGGGGGCTTTCAATTGTGATAATTGCATTTTCGTAATTTGCGCCAGTATTTTTAATTTTTAAACCAGTAAGCTTTCCAGAATCTTTAGCAATTGTTAAAATTAAATTTTGTGCGGATGTATTATTAAATAATGTTAGCGAAGGTATTTGTAAAATTTCATTTGGTGTAAATGAAATACCATTGTGGTTATTTAAAACAAGAGAATAAACTTGATTATTGGATAAAGAAATTTCTCCATTTGTTGATGGTAAAATTTGATTACCATTCTTGTCAATTACTTTTGAAATTGGTCCAGATGCTCCTGATGTTTTGCCACTAACTGTTTCTCCAGCAAAAATAGTCAATGGAGCACTTGCATAAACTTTCAAATAGGTATCGGGCAACAGAGTAGATTCTGTTCCGGGCACAATATATTTTCCTGGTTTTCCTACATCAATATTAGTTAAATATACTCTCAAAGGAATAGTAGAACTTTTCTTTTGAAAAAATAAATCTATTCCAGTAACAAAAACACCACCATCATAATTTTCAATTTTAAATGTTTGACTTAATGGGTTTGGTTTATCTTTATTGCTTGTAGTGTTATCAACTATTTGAATACCTTCATTTGCTTTAAAATATGCTGGTAGTGTTGAAACAATACTTGATGGATTTTGTGGTAGAGTACCAGAAGAATAATACTTTATTTCTGTATATGTATTAACAAAATCTTTATTTTCGTTTGTAATACTTGAAGTAAACCGAATAGTTTTTACTCCAGTTGTTAAGTAAACTTCTTCGGAAGATTCGTCATAAGATACTGTTTTAACATCTCCAGTCCAAGAAGCATTCTCTATTGGAGCTTTTCCTGCAGGAATTAAGATAATTCCACTGGCATTACCATTTTCATCAGTGATTATTGGCGAATTAAATGTTGTTAATGAGTTTCCTGCAATACTAGTATATCTAATATCGGGATTTGTCCATCTACCAATATTAATACCTTCCATAAACACATAAATTTGTGTTTTTGGTTTTAACCTAGTAATATTAAATTTAACTGGAATAGAACGTGTAAAATATTGAATTGATGCAATTACCGAATTACCATCAATAGTTTTATTAGTAACTCCTTTTGCCGTTTCGTTATTTTGTGGACTAATGTTAGAAGAACTTGCTACCGAAGCTATCTGAACTGTTGAGAAAGAATCTTCCGTATTAATATCAGTAAGCGATCCAATATTATAAAATGTTCTATTAGAACCAACCCAATTAATAATAAATGAATTATAAAAACTAGAGAAAGCATCTCTGGAATCTGCTTTACTTAAGAAAATAGAAAATAGTTTTGTATTATTGTCCGTAATTAAAGGAACTACCGAGGTATCAAACCATTGATCCACTGTAGGACTTATTGCAGCATCTCCAACATACTGAAGAACTACAAAATTATTTGGATTGATAGTTTTTGTTGCAAATTCATTACCCAACAGTTTTGTGTTTGTGTATGGCAATGTAATTACATCTCCAGTTTTTTTGTATCCTGCATTATTTCTTTCATCTGCACGAGTATACAATTCACGCAAAATAAAATTATCTTCTTTTACTTGGGGTCTTAAAACAGATTGTTGAGTATCTATAGAACATTTATAATCTATAGACGAAATGTTTCCAATTCTATGGGTTTCAAAATTATCTACGATAAAACCGCTCTTGAATCTATCAAGACCAATTTCATCCTTAATTTGCATATTTAGAGTTTGTTGTTCTAAAATACTTAATGTGGTATAATATTCTAATCTTTCAATTCGTTTTTCTAGTTTTCCAATATCACGCATTGTATAGCGACGATTATCAACTGGAATAATTCTTACATCTTTATTACTTGTGGTAAAAGCAGGAACGTAAATATAGTACAATGCAATAGCATCAGTAACAATTTCTGGTTTTGCTGGCGATAACGAAGAATTTCCTTCCTTAACAATAAAATTTCCTTGCTTGTCTAAAAATATACCATCAATACGATCTAAGTATTGTGTCTCACTAAATGAAAATGTATATTCTAAATTTTTATCAGATGCTGGAGTACTAGCAAAAATACCACTAGCACCATTAAAATTAACATAATTTGATTGACTTAAAATAGAAGTATCTTGGAAACCAGAAATAATAGTATTGCTGTCAACTTTAGGTCTAAAATCAATAACATCTTTTAGAGAAATATTTCCATAAACACTAGAATTAAAAGCTGGAATTTCTTCGGAAGGAACACCAGCTTCTTGAAGATAAGAATCTACTGTACAAAAATCACCTTGAGAATGATCAAAATAATCAAAACCAACTACCAATTGACCAACCGGAGCATCAAATCCAGGTTTTAATACTAATCTGGAAACATCATATAAAGTATCTCGTTGCCCATCATCAAAGGTAAATTTATTTGTTACATCTGTTCCAGAAACTAATACACCCCCATTATCAACAACTGGTGGGTTAGTTGTGGAACCTTCATACACGTATTTAATTTTAAATACATCAGAATATGAAAAAATGTCAACTTCTTGCGTATCATAATCTTGTCCACGCAAAGGAATAATTTTATCGCCAGAAGAAACAATTACAATTCTTTTATTTCTAACTACCGTTTTAATTCTTGGTTTTGCTTTGGTAATTTCAATAGTTGCCGATAATTTTAATTTGGGAAAAATTGAACTAATATTACCAAAGAAATTATTTGGTAAATTAATAGTGATACTGCCTGCAGTTAAGCCGCTGGCTGATTCTGAAGAAGATTGAACATTTATATAACTAGGATTAATGTATAAAATATCTCCATTTCGTACAGTTGTGGAACTTCCTCTATCTAATACTGTTACTAAGAAATTTTCTTGAGTTGGTTGAACAAAACGTTGAGTACCAAATTCTAGTTGAGCCGAAAATGTTACCAACCCACCACTAGAAGAACCAGTTGTTACAAAATCTCTTCTTGCAAAATATTTAAACTGAGAATTTTCTATACTTTTAATTAAAGATTTTACCTGCTTACTTCCTGTGGGATAAATTAAACTTGCTGTATTTGTATTATCAATAGATGGTCTAATTCTAATAACACTGGCGTTATTAACATCATTAATTAAACAACGATCCAAATAAATTCTTGATTTTTTCGGGCCATTTGGTTCTGTAGCATATTGCACTACACTTTTAAATAAAATTCCTTCAATATCTGTAAATAATACTATATCCCCTTGAATTAAATCTTTAGAAGAATCGCCATCAAAACCAGTGCATTCAATATATTTTGTTCCTTTGTTACCAGAAAAAGTATAATTTGTTACTGATTTGGTTGAATAATATTCGCTTTCGTTTGCTTCAATATCAGCAGAAAATTTATTTGAATTAGCTGAACCATATGCTGCGTAAAATGATTTTACGTTTTCTTGGCTATAAGTCAATACAGTATTTCTGAATAATACTGGAGTTACTGAACAAGTGCTATTAATTTGAGATGCCGAAGTAATTGTTACTACCGGTGGTTGAGAATATTGAGTTAATAAACTATCTCTATCAAGTACATCAATTTTATAAACCGAACTACCCCCAACAAATACATTTACTTTAGAGTTATCATATTCTACACCATCAATATTAATTTTTGGCGAGGTATAACCAGATCCTCTAAAAGTTACAATAAAATGGGAAATTGTATTTTCATTGGCAATTCTTAAAATATTTCCATCTTCATCTGTGATACTTTCACCTGGCAAAAATGTGCCTGATAGTGTTTTAACAAAAAGAACATTACCATACGAATATGATTTGGTTAACGATCCTTCAACAACACCATAAGCACCGCTCTTTATTCCAGTAATATATTTTCCTGCCCTAAATTGTTGATTGATAAAATTATTTTTTGGATTTACACTATCTAATAACAAACGAGTAAAAAATACTGGGTTAAAATAATTTAATCCAAATGTACTATTATAAACAGAATTACTATCTGCTGTCTTTCCTTTAGAAATTACAATATCAGTGTCTGTGTTAAATCCTTTCCCGTATTTTACAAAAGAAATGTTTTTTGGTTTTGCTACTCCAATAACAGGAGTTATAATCTCATTATAATCAATAATTCTACCAATGGCTTTAAGTTGATCATCATCAAGAGCATCTTGCTTATCAAAATATACTAGTCTAATTTTAGAAGAAGAATCTTCTTCGTATTCTTTTAAGTAAATATCTAATAAATCAGTTGGTCCGTAAACAGTTAACTCTAAAAATAGAGCATTTGCATCAATTTCTTTCTTAATTACTTTTGAATAAGCTATAGGAGTTACTGATTCAACTATAGAAGGTTGTGTTCCAGCTCTTGTTTTAATAAACCAAAGATCAGCTAAAAGTGTATCAAAATTACGATCATTTAATGATGATAACGGAGTTGTCGTATTTGTTACTTGAATGTAAATTGTTTTAATACCATAACCAACTTCAAAACCTTGACCTCTTCTATTCAAAGTTTGTTTAGTAGCAAACTCATTTTCTGTGTTGTTTAATCCAATTGAACCATCATTAAACACAGAATTTAAATAAACTGTTGGAGACGAAGTTAAATTTTCTCCTTCAGTATTAAGGGGGATTGTTCCATATACATTAGTAATTTTATACTCAGCAAGACCTTTGGTTTTTAATACTACATTGTCCTTTATAATAGTATCTTTTGCTTTGTTTACAGTTAGATATTTTGTTTCATTATTTACAATTTCAAATCCTCTAACATAAGCTTTACCCGTACCAATAGTAGCAGATAATTTATTATTAGCTTCTTCTTCAGTTAAATTATTTACTAAATTTGTTTGTGTATTTTTTGGATATACTCCAAAATTATTATTTTTTTGATAATATTCTCTTACATCTAGAGAAAAATCTTTTACTACATAATCTCCAGATTCATCGTATGTTCTTCTTGCTAGAGTATTTTCAATTAAACTATAATCTGCTTGTTTAATAATTTTCTGAACAACGCCAGATTTAATAGAAATTAACTGAATAAAATTATTATCAGTTATTGCATCATACTCATATTTTTTTAATTCAAGTGATATTTTAAATCTATGTGCTCCCGGAGCAGCAGAATTTGAATACCCTCTTGAATTATCATAAAGAGAAGAATCTTGTTCTGGTGTTACTATTTCTTCTAGAATATTAAATCCTACTTTTGCAGATGCTTTGTCATAATACTTATCAATAATAATAAGTTGTTCTTGATTTCTTACAAAATACCCATTGACAAAATATACGCCTTCTTGTACTTGTACACCTGTTGCATATCCCATTGCTGGGCTTTCTAAAAAGAAAGATGTTTTAGTTTCTGGATCTACTATTTTGATGGAAGTTGGAGCTACACTACCATCTGTACCAACAACTAAAAGTGGAGTATTTACCCCATCAACAACTTCTAGAGTTTCGCCTTGCCTAAAAGTTCCTTCGTCACTAGAATTACCACTATTGGTGTATTTTACATATAAAGTATCTGCGTTGGTTTCTGAAGCATAGTCGGCTTCAATAACTAACGCAGATACTCCAGATGTAATACCTTGCAAATTTGTTCCTATTAACTCTTTAACGTCGTATTTTTTATATACTATTTGACCATTTGAATTTACTGGAACTTCAGAAATAGAAGATAATTTGACAAAATCTAAACGAGTATTCAATCCAACTTCACCAGGAACTACTAAATCTCCTTGTTTAAATTGGAATTTGCCAAAACTTTCAATTTGATTTTGTAGAATAGATTGTAATCCTGTTAATTCTCTTGTCTGGATTGGGTATCCAGGTCTAAAAAGAATTTTGTAGAAATTTTTACTATCCGAATAATCGTTGAAATATGGAGCCGTGTTTAGATTTGTCTTTTGTGACATCGTAAATTTCTAACTAATTTTGGATTTTGACAATCAGAACTCAATAACTAATTTAATATCTTCAATTTGGTCAGGAGCCCTTGTAATTGTTCTTCTGTTCTCTATGTATATAATTTCTCCAGAGTTATTTTTAATTTCTCGTGAAGCCAATCCATCAACAAATGTAGAACCAAGAACAACCGTATTATCAGCAAAATTTACATCAACAGTTCCAGAAGCAGCAGACAATGCTCCAACAACCGGATTAGCGCCATTAGAAATAAAAGATCTGACTACTCCATTATTTTTGTGATTTTCTGGATTTTGGATATACTTAAGAACTCCATTTGTGGTACTAGCAGCATCTAAAGTCCACGATACCACTGTACCGTAAGCAATCCCTCCAGGAACAGTTTGGGAAATAATTTCATCTGCTTGATAACCAGCAGTAGCACCGGTAATTTTTATTGCAGATAATCCAGATAAAGTATTTGCTGTTGCCAAATTATTCGTTCCATTTAAAAGAGGATCCTTGATAATACCAATTCTTCTAAAATCATTATCTACAGGGAAATCGCCAGAACCTTCGTCATAAGTAAGACGAACATTCAACATTACACGTTTTGCATTCAACTCTTGTTCCATGTCAAAACCATGTCCTCCTTGAGGAGAAATAATTGGCTCAATTGTTCCTGTAGTGGTTGAACCAATTGTAGTTACTGGTCCAGTAGTCAAAGTAGAACTTGAAAATAATCCATATGCAGTTGCTCCACTGCCAGTTCCATTTACTAATGGTACAGTAGCATAAGTATAACCAGAACCTTTTGCTTGAATTACTGCCTTTGTGATGGAACCGCCAGAAACGGTAAGTTGTACAATGCCTCCTGTACCATCACCAATAATTGCACCATATAAAGTACCATTTGGAAGATTGGCTCCAGCATTTGCAACCAACGCAACTTCAATAGAACCATCGACAGCCGCAGCCTCTGTGGATAATCTTGTTGCATTTGTTTTTGATGCAACTGGAATAAAATCAGTAGATACAAATTTTAATACATCATCTGTGGAAATGGTGTACATATATTTCCAAATGTATTCGCCAGACCCACTAGGTTCCTTGTAAATACCAGTAGAAAATGTACCTTGACCAGCACCAGGAGTTGTTGTTGGTTCGTATGTTGCCTGTCTACCAGTTGGATACGCAGAAGATTCTCCGTTATAAAGACATTTGAAAACTTCGTAATTAGAATTCATTACATAAAATTTGCCTTCATATAAAGATGGCGCACCAGTGGCTGTCAATTTACCAGTTTGGAACCCATCTGTAGTTGTTGAATAATCAGGTTTCCACATATCAAATTTTGGGTTTACAAATTGATTCCAGTTATAACGTCTAATTACAGATCTAGCATATTGAGTAGTAATTCTTTTTGCTGCTATAAGATCATCATAAATATCGTACTTTTCTTTTTGGTTATCAAATGGAACCGGCGCAAGCTCTTCATTACCATAACGATAAACGCCAGTTAAAGCTTGTGCTCCGGTATTTATTGTTCCGTTCCAACCTTTTAAAGTGGAACCAATAACTGGTGCTGAGCTTACTAAAGGACCAATACTAGCAAGAATTAAACTATTTTCGTTGACTCTTTTTACAGATCCTTTAAAAGTAGCAGCGGCAAATGAAGTTCCGACATACACAAAATCGTTGACCGCAAAGGCAGTATTATTTGTATTATAAATTTCTAAATAAGCATCCCAACGTTGTGGTCTACCAACAAAAAAATACATTCTAGAAACTTCAACTTCTGGACCAACTTGAAGTGTTGTGGTGTTATCATAATAATCATCGCCCAAAGCATTTAAAAATCGCTGAGCATTATAAATTCTAAATTTGTCTGAGATTATAGCAGCCATTTAAAAAATCTCTATATTACAATTTCTGTGTTATTTATATTTATACTTGTTATGTTGTAGTTCTTAAATATTGACCCGCAGAATAAGATACGGGAGTAGTGCCACCAACCCCCCTAATAACACCTAAGAAACGATCAGATAGTTTACTAGTGTAGGTGATAATTTCTTTTCCTATTAAAATTTTTCCTTGAGATGCAAATTTAGAAGTATTTGGTATGTAGATGATGGTATCTGTTGGAGTTAATTCAATATCCAATAATGCTCCAAATTCTTGTATTGAAGGATAACCTAAATTAAATACATTTTTTGGACTGGAGGTAATTTTAATAGTATTTGGCTCATCAAAATCCTGCACAACTGAATTTGGATATATCATACCAAATTGTTCTATGGATAATCTTGAAACATCAGAATATCCAGTATCAATAAATTTAGCTGTTTCAAAAATTGCAAGTCTATTTCCAACAATATTTTGACTGAAGTGACCAGCACTATAATTATTTCCTGCCAATTTATCAACTGTTCCTAGATAAGCATTTCCAGTAATATCTTTTGATATTTTTTCTATTGAAATATTTTTAACAGGTACTTCTAATCTATTTGTTATATTTGTTTGAGAAGTTACAATACTATCAAAAGATTTTATTGATGCAAAAATAAAGGTAATTTGTGGAGCTTCTGCTTTAACAATACCAGTATTTGTTGATTTTGGCCAAATATAATTGATAATATCGGTAGCAATATCAAAATTCTGACCAAGATATAAAATATCAAAAATATATGTTACATTATCAGGAAGAATTTCAATCTGTGAGACAACAGAAAATCTCAAATCTAATTTTGGAATAATTTGCAATAAAGCTAAATGTGTTTGTATTTTTCTAGAATTTTTCTTAACTATGCTAAATTTTCTAGAAATAACAACTTTTGGTTTTTCTGTGTAGCCAGAACCACCATCTAATAAAACAACATCTAAAATTTGATCGTTACAAATAATTACTTCTGCTCTTGCTCCACCACCATTTCCATCGGTAGGAATGAATTTAATTATTGGATTTGTATAATATTGATATGCAGTTGGTTGAACTAAAATATTATTTTTAAAGAACAATTCTAGTTCTCTTTTATTCCATTGTAAAGATACAACTTCGCCACCAAAAATTTTTGCACTAATGCTTAATCCTTCGCCTCTAGTAATACCATTGTAATTTGAACAAGAAATTTTTGCATATATTTCTTGTGACGCTACTTCGCCTTCCAGGAAATTTCTGGTTTTTGCTTCAAACGGAACAGAAAATACTTGTCTGTATTCATTTTCGCCATCAACTTTAATAAGATCACCAGGAACTATATTTGAAATTTTTCTGGATCTTTTAATTTCTTCTCTATTTTGCCCCAATTGCGTATTATAAAGCCAAATAGGGCAATTTGCTTTTGATTTTAATAATCTATTGCCATCTTCATCAGTTGAATACAAATAGCTAATATCATAAGTACCAACAATGTCTTTAGTTTCTGTTTTGTTAATTAAAAACGTTAAATTGTCGTTATTAATTTGCCTAGAAATTAAATTAATTGAATTAACAACAATAAGTTCAACTTCATTATTAGAGATAGCTTTTATTTCTTTCAATTCTCCTAGCAAATAATCATTTTGATATAACCAAATATTTTGCGTACTGAGCATTTTATTTGGCAACACTTCAAGATTTTTTATTGTTTGGAAAATATTAGTTCCTTGCAAATTAAATTTGATAATATTTAAATATTGATCGGGTTCAAAATCAAACATAGTAAGATTTTGATCTAGATCTCTACCATAAAATAAAATAATTGAAATATCAGGCAATACATTTTCGCCACTTTCTGCAATATAATAAGTTAACGGTTTTTTAAAAACAATAGTTGATCCAATTATTTCGTATGATTCTCCTTCAATTTGTAAAATTCCATCAATATAAACTAATGCATATCTGGTATCTTGTACATTTTCTACAGATCTGGAAACTTCGTTGTATAATAAAAATGGACCATTTGGTTTAGCAAAAATTTGTTTAGAATCAATAGTTAATCTTTTATAGTTTCCTAAACTATAAATGAAACACTTTTCAGCACCATTCAATTCAGTATTAATATTTTCGTATAAATCTTCGTGATTTGTAGGTGGGTATGAAAATTCTATTTTATCTGTAATATTTGGATCTGGATTTCTTAAAATATGATATGAATTTCCGAATGGAATATTTACAAATTCTCTGGATTTTTGCAAAACACCATTTAATGCTACTAGTAAATTTTCTCTATTATCTGTTTTAACAATAGCTCCATTTTCATAATACAAATCAAATACTGTATTAGTTCCGTCAAATTCAGTAGACAATGATTTTAATTTTCTGAAATATTTGGCATTCAATCCATTATTTTTGAAGCGAATTGATCGGCAATAAAATTTTTGACCAGGAACAGTTTGTCCATCAACAATTCGTTCTCCAAGTGGAGGTTCGGTAAATATAATTTGGGTATTTGTGATATTATAAGCAACGCCGGGTTCTTGCATTACACCATCTAAAGTAATAATCAATTGCTGATTATTATACGGGGAATAGGGTAACTTAGATTTTTTTTCTAATAAAACAAAAGCTGTTCTACCGGTCAACTGCCCATTGTATGAATCAAAGTTGCCAGTAAATGGAGCAGAAAGAATCAACTCTAGTGCTACAGTTTCCGAATTTGGGTCTATGTCAAGAGCAATAGTACCCAATCCTTTTTCAACATTCAAATCATTAAATTTGAGAATTGATTGCGTAACATTTTTCTTGATATTTTTTAATTCTACCAATTTAGAACTTAAATTTATAATATTAACTCTTTCTATTTTTGTATACTCACCAGAAGGCATATCAGCATCACCTTTTGATTCTACTAAAACTTCTCCAAAAAGTTTAAATCCAGCTGGATGAGTAGTTTGTTTGATCAAATCTCTCCAAACATTAGTTGGAGTTTTTGATTTAATTACATATGAATAATCTTGATAATAATATGAATCAGTAATTCTTTGTGTATTACTACTTAAATATCCTCTATCGGAATTAAATTTTCCTATATTATCATAGTATCCACGAACATCAGAATCAAATTCTGCATTTAAAATTGAAATTATATCAGCGGTACTTTTTTTGACTAAACCTGTAATTTGAATTTTTTTATTGAAAAATCCAGTAATATTTTCCAAACGCAGAACATTACTTCCTGGTCTCCAACCATTTTTGGAAACAACGCCACTTGCAGTTTCTGTTACTATTCCATTAACAATAGTTGTTTGTACTATTTTTTCCCCAATAAAAAATGCATGGTCGTCATGATTTTTTAATAACAAAACTAAATTTGATGTATAGCTTGAAATTAATGTATTATCTGAATGATAATCAACCCCGTTATCAATAATTTCTACACTACGAGGTATACCAATATTTTTTGATTGGAAATACATTTTTACATCAGATTCTATAATTTCTACAGTTGGAGGATAGGTATAATTTTTTCCTCCATAAATTACGTCAACCTGCAATACTTTGCCACCTCTAGAAAATACAGAAAATTCTGCTCCATATCCGTCACCATTTACAACTACTGCTTTTGGTTTAGAATAATTTTTTCCTCCATCTAAAACAGTAACAAAATCTATAGATTTGTTTATGTTATTGTATCTAGTTTGAACAATTGCTTTATTTTCCTTGGCAATATCTACACCAGTTACAATAGGAACACGTAAATAATTTTGACCTAGATTTTCCAAAGCAACTTTGTTTATAGCACCAACTGCAAATTTTGAAGATGTTGTGTAAGAAATTGATCCTCTTCCATCATATTGCGGTTTCTTATCAATTTTATAAACAAATTTATTATCTGATGTATAATATACTGTTTTTTCTCCTTGCAGGGGATCATCTATAATATTTAAGTATCCGGTTTTTGTCTTCAAAGATTTAGATTTATCAAAATAATAATATTTTAGATAATTTGTTTTTTCTATTTTGTTATTTTGGTTTATTATATAAGAATTGTTATCATATCCAAATTTAACAACAACCTCAGCTCCTCCTTGACCTGGCTCTGCTGATGTTGATTGTACTTCAATTGGATTTATGTTGTATGACAAACTAGGAGAAAAATCCAAGTAAGTACCGGCCATTGAAAAATGGCTAGTATCAAATTTATATTTGTAATATTTTGTTACGTCAATAATTGGATTTGATTTAAATTCAGAGTCTGTGTTTATTTTAGAAAATTGAAATTCTGATTCGGGCTCTTCAACTGAAGAAATAGTAACAATTTTTCTGGGAGTACTATTGTCATAAAATACATTTTCTTTTTCTACTGTATTAATATTATTTGCGCTGTAATTATAAACCAAAGTTAATAATTGAGTATTTTTATCATAATTAAAAACATATGGATCATTGAATGTTTGACCCAAAAATTGTGCTGCGTAATTAAATCTATATTGATTATCATATAAATTTACAATTTCATTGTTGTAATGATCAACTACATTTGTAAAATTTTGTCCTCTTAAAACAGATACAATTTTTGTTGTTGTGTTTATGTTAGTTACTTTTAATATTTCGGAACCAATTTGAATTTGGTCATTTATTGATAATCCAATAACATTTGATAATTTGACCGTATTGTTTAATCTAGAAAATCCTGCATGATCAACTGAAATAATTAATCGTTGAGATGATGTGGTATTATTGTCTCTATTTAAAGCAGCGTCTATTAGTGTTAAAATATCACCTTTTTTATATCCAGAACCTTTGTTGGTAATAATTACACTAGTAACTCTTCCACGACCAGAACCGTTTATATTAGAAACAACTACAGTAGCCCTTGCATTATTTGGGTTTCCTGGTGCTCCCACCAAGCTTCTAATTTTTGTACTATCCTTAAAAACTAACTCAACATTTGAATATTGGCCAGTTTGATAATTTGTTCCTCCATTTAAATATTCAAACGAGCCAATACCGGTATCATCAATATTAGAATTAATTGTTGGAATATTTAATTTGATGCGTTGATAAATTTGTTTTCTTACAAAATAAGTTGTTTGCGTTTGCGTATCATCTGGAACAATATCAATAGTAATATTATCCCCAACAGTCAAATTATGATTGCCATTTGTATTTGCAATAGCAATATTATCATCAATAGAATTAATTTGTAAATTTTTACTTAATGAATTTACTGTTACAATTTTAGATCCAATTGTATCACTTAAATTGGAACTTTTTAAATTATAATTATTGTTTACTTCAAATTGTCCAGAAACAACTCTAATTTTAACTGTATTTTGACTTGTTATAGTTTCCACTACAACTCCCTCAGCAATTACCAAATTACTATTATTAATTTGAACAATTTTTGAATTTGCTGTATAATTAGAATTTTTATCAACTAATACATTAACAACTTCAATTGATCCTGATATTACGTTGGAAGTATTGAATATTCCAGAAACATTACGTAAAATTATTTGATTTGAATTTATAACATTCCCAACAATTTCTCCAGTTGCATTACTGGCATTTTGTGTTATAATATCACCAGCATATAAAAAAGCATTTTCTGTTAAAGAAATATCTAATACTTTATTTTGCACACAATCAATTCTATTAACTGAAATTCCCTTAACTTCTGAAACTACTGCTGATGCACCTCCACCACCAGTATTTGTGTCATTAACTCGCACAAATGAACCAACCTCAAAATTATTTGTAGAATCTTGAATATTAATTCCCGATACATTTCCAGATGAAACATTATTAATTTTTACTAATGCATTTGATCCATTGCTTTCAATTGAAAGAGTTCTTACTCTTCTTGAATTTACTGGAACGTCATTTTGAGAAATACTGGAATTGTAATTTGAATCTATAGGCAGAGAATAATAATTTTTCCCTAAAATATAAGGAAATTTTGGCTCATTGGATCCATCAACTGTCAAGAAATATGCGTATGTTCCTTCTGGATAATCTGGAGTTACGCAAAATCTTCCATTATTTTCATCTAAGTAAGATTTGCCTGTGGATGCTCTGGCATACCATTTATAGTCATCTACAAATGTTCCTAGTGGATATTGACTTGTTGAAGGTCCTCCTAATCTAGATCCCAATAAATTGTAACCACTAATTAATCTAGTAATTGAAGAATTTGAATTTAGGGGATTTGAATATCCAAAAGGTCCGTATATTGGATTGCCATCATACGCAAAACCAAGTATGGGAGAATGTTGCTTTACTGATGGTTCTGTAAAATTAGTGTTTAAATTATCGTTTAATTGAATACGCAATCTTTTTGGGTTGGCAACATAACCATAGCCTAGTGTTTTTTCTAATTTATCTTTTGTTGCAAAATTTGAAAAAATATAACCATAAGAATCATCTAATGTAGGTTGATGTTTGTTGAATCTATTTTTGTACCATTTTCTAATTTCTACTTTTGCCGTAGCTTCAGTTCCTTGTGCATCTTCAATTAATTCTAATTGAACGTTTGCTTGAGTATAAAATTTTCCTACATTAATTGCTTCAAATCCAACAACTTGACCATTTTCAGATATTTGTGATTTGTATTCGGCAAAATTTCCTTTGCCAGCAATGTCAATAATTCTTACCGTTGGTGCGGTGGAATAATATTCGCCTGGATCAACTACTATAATATCAGTAATTTGACCATTGGTTACCACAGCCCTCGCTTTGGCTCCTCTGCCTGCCGTGATGGTCACTCTGGGCGTTTCTGCGTAGATTTCTTCGGTATTGATAACAATCGATTCTAGAACCTCTCCAGACACGTTTGCGGTTGCCTTTCCGGGAATTTCGTTAATCAATACATATGGAGGATTTTTGTACCCAGAACCTTTATATGTAATTTCTGAACTTACAATATTACCATACAGTACATACTCTTCGTCCTTGCAACCATATGCAGGAACACCATTTACTAAAATACCTACATCTCTAGCAGGAGTTTCATAAATTTCTGTGGTGGTTACTGGTGTTTTTCTTATCAAACGAAGAATTTTTTGATCCTTTGGTAATTCTGATATTGACGCAGTTAAAATTCTATGAGAAGGATAACTTGAAGAACAGATGTAAAAATATTGATCATCTTCATAAATTGCCGAAACATCAGCATTTAAATTAGAAATTGCTGATTGAACTGCTGGATTATTAAAAACTAATGGTCTTGTGTTAGATTCGTTAATTAACCAACGAATGGAACTGGTTCTTCTATCAACAACTATAGGACTGTTGCTTTCAACACCAGCTTTAGAAATTTCAATTTTATCTCCTAATTCAGAGAATGGGGCGGGAGTATTTAAATTTAAATTATATAAAACACCAAGAATCAAAAATGTTGTTTGTTTTGCTTTAACTGAAAAAATACCATAAACATCAGATCCAGCTAAATGTGATTGAGAAGAAGATCTAGAAGCAATGATAAACTGATTTACATTTTTATCAGTAAATGTAAATTGTTCCGAATCAATTAAAAAATTGCCCGATAATTTCCATCCTAATGTAGAGCCAACGTCAATTCTATCACCAACAGTTTTAGTACTCGTAAGATTTGATGTTAATTTAGTTTTTGCAATAACATTAAATGTGCCGTTTACTGTGGCAGGATCCAATACAATTTCATATACATCATCACCTTTATATACAACATTATCAATAAAACCAGAAGCATACTTGATTTCTGGGTTTGTTGGATCTGGTAATTGCTCTAATTTTTCACCAATTAGATTTTCTGGAGATCCAGAAAGAATTTTAACTTTGAGTGAATATGTTGATACCCAATCAGAAGTTGATGGTCTGATTGTACTATCTTTTGGATACAGTACCTCAGGAATATCATTTGGGGTACGGGAAACAATCGAATTAAAAATAAATTTGATTGACTTATCTGTTCCCTTTGCTTTATAAAATTTACTTATATTTTTAATTAATGTTCTTTTATCAACTTCTCCTTTTAAATATTTTTCTGGAAAAGAATCCAGATACTGTGATTCAAAACTTTTTACAAAGGCATAGAGAAATAAATTGCTGACATTATAAACTTCTTCTTCAGCAAAATGACTTGTAGCTTCTGTAGTAACAAATTCGGATTTTGTGTAAAGATCCCCAAGAGTTGTATTACCGCTTACCCCTCTAGAGACAAATCTAAATTCTGTTTCGGTTCTTTCTTGATAAAAACAAATTTCATTTCCAATACGGACATAACCGTTTTTATTTGGAAACGACGAAGCATCAGCTACAACAATTGTAGTATCTGATGAATTTAAATTTGTAGATAATTTTGTATACTGTTTAAGTAAATTTTCTTCATAAAAATCAATATCACGATATTTTGTGATATTATTAATAATATCCAGCGGCTGTCCTTGATTTTCCAGTTGTTCGTAGTACTTCTCTACAAACTTTGAAAAATTTTCGTATTCGGATGAGATGAACCCCGGCAGTTGATTTTCGATCAGGGTTGAAATTTTTCTCGTTTTTGACGCCATTTAGTCTACTCTGGATATGCTGTAAACTTACTGTTTGAAATATCTACGTCTAGATATACTTCTCTGGTTGCAATAATATCATTTGAAGCAGGTCTAGCACGTAACTCAATACGGTTATCAAAGAAACTACCTTGAAGAATAGTTAAATTATATAATTGAATCTCCCCTTTTTTATAATTAATATCTCCCACAAAATTATTTAATACAATTTTTTCGCCAGACAGGGAATCTAATCTATATAGGACAATTTTGCCATTGCGATCTTCCAAATACACTGTATAATTAGGATATTCTACAACTTTAAATCCAGTGGTTGATATTGTAGTACGTTCGCAATCAACATCAAATTCATTCTGAAAACATAGCTCATAATAAAATGTAGAATTGATTCCTGGATAGAAATCTTTTCTCATCATGACTGTAGTATTATTTGAATTGATTGAACGATCAGCATCGTCAATTACTGCAACAAATTTACTATACCTAAATTTGCCATTAAATTTTTCGGTATCTGATTGAGCAATATAATTTTCTACTCCCGCAATCACTTTGGTTTTAATTTGTTCTGGAGTTTGAGTTGTAACTTCTCTATTATAATAAATGTGTGAAGTTAATTCTACGTAGATAATCGAAGGATCAATAATTTCTGGTGTTACCGAAGCCACCATGTAATTCTTGAGTGTATCTACAATTTCTTTTTTTGTGAAAGAAGAGAGCTTTGTAAGATTATTTGGCTTGACTGCAATCTTAACCTTACCATATTCTGGGGGATCTGCTTCTTCACCACCATACACAATGACATCAGCAACAGCAGGATAGATATTTCGCACAATCACTGCGTAATCGGCTGCTGTAACCGCCCTGTCTTGCGTTCCGAAGTACTTTGGGGCATTATACTTGATCTTCTTAATTGACTCGATCTCTTCGCCCCCAGAGGCCACTGAGACGGTTGTAACGTTAGAGATTGTTGCAGTAAAGTCTGAACCACCGTTTTGGTCTTCTAATACACCAGAGAACGTAAAACTTCTTGCACCGTTACTTTCTGGACCATTGGTAACAAGATAAGATATTTCAACATACTCACCATTTTTTAATTTTCTTCCGAGAACTCCATCACCAAAGAAAATTTCGTATTTTTCGTCTTCTGTCTCATCTACAAAATATGTTTTTGATTCTGAATTTACGTTTAAGATATTTGTAGCTAAACTGTAAATTTCAAAAGATGTTGAGTTTTGTGAAGGATATACTCTAACACGAATTGAATTTGTGTCGGTTCCGGGATTCTGTAGTATAAAACGCTGAGATGACTGTGAACTATTAACTGTAAAGAAATTGGTTGTAACTGCGCCCTCATATAACTCAACTTCATTAAAGTTTGCTACAGAGTTAATAACTGGTACTGTGTAATCTTGAACTACACTATATTGATATAAAACATCATCAAATGTAGTAACAAATCCAGTTCCTTTTTTTAAAACAATATTTGTGGGGGAGTTGTTACCCAAAGTTGCCACAAAGCTAACAACTGCTTTTGGTGCGGTGATTGACTTCGGACGGTATCCTAATTGCTTCGCTAAGGACACTACGTTGTCCCTGAGGGTGGCTGAATCTAGGAATAGCTCATTAACTACCAGATTGGTGTTAAACGCCGTGTAGTACGTATTATAGGCAAGTACGTCAAGAAGATTACTCCAAACGGAACCATCAAAATCAAAATCAGTAAACTCTCCTTGTGCTCTTAAGTAATCTTTAAGAGCTGTCTTAATTTCAAGGAAATCTAAATTGGATACCTGAGCGTATGGCATTTATCGTGTTCTCTCTAGAAAAAATGCTACATTAAGTGGAATGTCTTCTCTACCAATGACTTCAAAAATTAATTCAACATCAAATCCGTTTTGATCAAAATCAGGAATTGTGTTAACTGCTAAAACTCTAATTCTTGGTTCATAAGCATTCAAGGTGTTTTGAATTTCTGCTGAAACCATACCAGCAGTACCATAATCAAGAGGTTCAAACAATAATGACGTAACAGAAGAACCCAAATTTGCGTTAAAGACTCTTTCGCCTCTGTTGGTTAACAATAAATTAACAACTGATTGCTTGATAGCAGCCTCATCCTTTGCGGTGATTAGATCGCCAGTAATTGGATGAGGCTTGAATGTGATATTCAGATCTTTAAATGTAAGAGTCTTATCCACACAAATAAATGTTTATTGTTATTTATGTTCTATTCCTCAAACCTTTCTACAAAATCATCAAAACCGCCCGCCCCACCACACTGGCGAGATAAACGATCTTGTGGTACTGCATATTTACGTTTATGTACTTTCTTAAGGTACTTTTCTGAAGAGAGGTCTGAAATCAGAGTCATACCTGATTCAATAAACTCCTCACTTCTATCTACTTCAAATTTTGCCATCTGTTTACTCCGTAAAGGTACAAACAGAACTTTTAAAGGGGTTGCTATCCCTTCAAGGTTATTTACACAACCTCAATGTTGCCAATAAAAAAAGCGGCTTTCGCCGCTAGTATTATTAACCTCTGCCTTGACCACGGTAACGTTTTCTTGCACCGTTGCGACTACTGGCAGAGTATTTCGTGTTCTTGCCCATACCCTGTCGGGTAGATTTGGGCTTGGACTCGATCTGCTGACCGCCAGTAAGTGAAGGACGTTTTGACATATAATGTAACTAATAAACTACCACACCATTGTAGCACTATTTGGCTGAATTGGCAACAAAAATGTTCGGATGCTGAAATGGCGCCACAAAGATTCTCTTTGTACCTGGAACTGAAAGTAACTCAGTGGCATCTCCCTGTACCGCAGGAGCAAGCTTATTGATAAACACAGTTTTATTCACTGTGGTAATCACTTTTCTCAGAGCGGGTGTGAGTGGGGGAATACAAGGAATCAATGGATTGTTTGGTACACCTGCAATATTATCGGGTGGGATTGCATTATGAATAAATTCAAGTTGTTTTTTGTTTAAGAAAACATTAACAGATTTAAATGGTGACGATACTTCCTTTGCAGGAAACAAGCACGGTCCATTGATGGATGGACTATCAATTGTTTTTGGTCCGATGATCAACGGCATTTTTATTTCTTTTCTAGTTCTTTTAATCTTTTGTCTACTTCATCCATATACTGAACGATGTTCACATGTTCTTTTTGTTCTGGGGGTCTATACATTAATCTAAAAGGAATTGGTAGTTGATTCAATTTCTCTTCGATTCTTGCTATCCTAATCTCTAATAAATTCAACTTCTGGGTCAACTCTTCCATTTTCAGTTACTCTCTCCTTTTTAATCATATCTTGGTAAATTGTTTCAACTTCAATCTCTGGGCGGATGCCAGCATAATAATCAACTGCAAGTTCCTCAATGGTGTCTGCAAATTGATTGAAGTCATCAAAACGTTGCTCTTTGAGAGTACCGTCTTTTGTTTTGTAAGTTACTTTGTGTTCCATGGCGACTTTTTTGGCGAAAAATTTTCTGGGAAATTTTTTGAGTGTGAGGTATTTTGGGGTTTTGAAATCCCTCGAATTATTTAGAGGGCTCTGGGAAACGTTTATAGCTTAGAAAGACGGTACTTTTTTGGTATGGCGTTAATTATAATTAATTAACGATTACGATTAACTGTTAATTCTTTACATCCACACATACGATTACACTGTTATTATAATCAACATCTAATCGTAATTACCTGTTTATTCTTTATACTGTGTAATTGTAATTAATTGTTAATTCTAATACATCTGTAATTACAATTAACTGTTAATTCTAATCACCCTGTAATCCTATGTTTTCTGTATATTAATACAATTACACATTTCAGACATTGTATAACAAACTGTAAAAAAGACAAAATAAAAAAGGGGCAGAATGTGCCCCCTCGAAAGTATTCTTATTTTTTAATTATAGGAAAGCAGCGATATATTCAAGATCTCCATTTTTCTTGGCTTTGTTAATAGTCCCCCCGAGTGAATTACCCAAGAGATCGGGTGAACGAAGCATGGCAGAAAGATGGGCAACAAAGCGATCCGAACCCCTGTGAATGTATGCTCGCTCGGTGTTGCTGTGGTAGATCACTTCCACGAGGTTGTCATCAATTTCCACGTTGGCGATTGCACTGGATTCGTCAACAGTGAAGGAGCGGCAGATGGGAGCGGCGTTGATAACGAAGCTGGTCATGGGTTTGAGAAGAGAATTGGTTGGGGTGGGGGGCTGTGGTGCCCCCCGTTGCTTGCTATCCTACCACATCACAGGGCGGAGTTGCGATCCTGTGCCCACATCGCCAGGCGCTTGGTCGATGCCTTGGAGAACACCCGATCAGTCTGGGTGATGGCGCCGTTCTCGTGGATGACCCGGTGGCGGTTGGCTGCCTTGGCACACTGCTGGAGGGCACGGCGTCCCATGGGGTTGGTCTGGGCGAGGTTGAGCAGCAGGGCTGCCCGGTGCCCGCCGATCACCTTGGGGCTGTTGAGCAGCAGGGCGGCGACCCGCTCGGCGTCACCCATGAAGGCGGCGAAGCGGCTGGAGGGGATGAGCTTGACCATGGTCTGAGGTGCGAGGCGGGTGGTGAAGGATCTCCCCCCTCGCTTGAATCTATCCTACAGCATCGGGAGCCCCTGTCGAGGGTCGAGCGCCCAAATCGGGACAGTCCGCCGACTGGCACAGCGTCAGCCTGGAGGGGGGCGGTCGCCGTGCTAGATTTGAGGTAGACCCTAAAATTGGAGGGGGTGGGGGGTGCTGTGCTAGATTAGAGGTAGACCCTTCGCCCAGGGACGCAGGCACAAAAAAAAGGGGGCGGTTGCCCCCAGTGTCTCAGCTCTCGGTGTACCCGTCGAACCACTCCCCAGCCTTGCGGGTCTTGGGGTCTCGGCAGTGCTGCTGAGCTTGCTCTAGGGTCAGCCCTCGCTTGATGATCCGATCAGCTCGGTCGAGGTGTGGGGCGTAGGAGCGGATGATGGTGTAGGACATCGGGTTGGGTTGGTTGCTTGTGAATTGTAGCATGGAATGGGGGCAGGTGCCCCCTGTCGCCCTAGTGGCGGTCGGAGATGTTCCAGACACCCCAGCAGCCTCGCTGGTGGTCGTGATCCTGCTGGCGGATCTGGATGGCAAGCTGGCGTTGCTCGCTGGTGTAGGTTGACCAGCCATCGGTGCCCTCGCCGTAGCAGGCATCCCAGATCAGGTTCGCTTGGTCGATGCTCATTAGTTCCGGTGTGGTTGACTTGTTAAGTATAGAGCCTGGTGGGGGGCTGGTGTGCCCCCCTGTGCCACTATGCCAGGTGGGCGAACTGGGCGAGGCTGCTGGGTGCGATGTGCGAGGGTGACCCACAGCTCAGGTAGAACTCTACCATACGCTGTGCCTCCTCCAGGGTGGGGAACCACTGGGAGCGCCACTCGCACTGGTTGTAGGGGGTCTGGTAGCGAACTTCGATTCTCATGGGGTGGGTGTCGGTTGCTTGTGAATTGTAGCATGGAATGGGGGGCGGTTGCCCCCCTGGTGACTCAGAAGAAGTAGCCGATCTCCACGGTGTCGGGGGTGGGGTCGTACTCCTCGAAGATCGAGCGGGCGATCTCGTCGGGGGTCTTGCCCTCCAGGATGCCCTGGACAGCCAGCTCGGTTGCCCACTCGTTGTCACCCTCCAGGGTGTAGGCACCGCCGCCGATCATGTAGCGGTCCCACAGGATCAGATCCACCTGGGTCAGGATGGCGTCCATGTCGGTGGGGATCTCCCAGCTCTCGTCGATCTGCACGGTGTCGGTGAAGGCGTAGGTCATGGTGTCGGTGTGGTTGACTTGTTCAGTATAGAGCCTAGGTGGGGGGCTGGGGTGCCCCCCTTGTGCCACTGGTCAGACTGTCACAAGCTGAGCAGCGGTTGCCTTGTTGTAGCCTCCAAACTGCCCAGCTTGGCGGCGAGCCCTGATCGCCTTGCCCCACTCGCTGCCCTTAGGCTGGGTGCCATGCACCAGCAGGGCGAAGGGTGCAGGCTCGAAGCAATGGCTGTCGTCGTGATCAACAACCAACCCAGCAGCGTTAGCATCTGCTTCTGTCATGAACACTTTACTATAGCGAGTGAACACACCTTCGTCGATGAGGTAGTCGAACTTGCCACCATAGCTGGCGGTCATGTAGAAGTTCTCAGGCAGAGTGAGACCAACAAACAGTGGCAGGTTCTTGCTGTAGCAGTAGAACTTCAGATCAGGATTGTGGAGAGCAACCATAAGCCACGCCTGAAGATAGGCGGCATTGAAGAAGTCTCCAGACTCGTGAATACGGACGAGTTTAGTATTTTTTTTGCGAGCTTTCTTGAGTTCATTGTTGATAAGATTAGCACAATTGCCAACCCTGAGAGCTTCAACAATTGCTTTGAAGTTAGCTTGTCGGTTAGCGTAGACTGCATCATATTGCACCTCGCTGCTAGCAGCGAAGCAACGGAATTGGGTGTGCTTGCCATCAACAATCGAACGCTTGCCGTCGGGGCGGCGGACCGCCATGGAGAAGCACTCAAGAGCACCGGGGCAGGTGCTGCCTGCTGGCAGGCTGAAGATGAGGGTGCCCTTGTTCAGCTTAGCGTTGCCCTTGGAGAAGTGAAGCATCGGTCTGGTGTGGTTGACTTGTTTAGTATAGGGGGCAGAGTGTGCCCCCTGGTGGTGCTAGTGGACAGTGTGCCAACTGGCACAGGGTCAGAACTCTACAGCCCAGTCTGGGTCATTGTTGATACTCACCCAGAAGAAGTTCTTCCCATTGGTAGAACGAAGGAAGAAACGATCACCCTTCGATTGTTCTACCAAACACTCTGGCTGGTTGTTCATCAGGTTAGCAAATCTGTTCTTTGCTTTCTTAGATTTGGGTGTCACAAATGCAAGGTCGTTCATGGTGTTTGTTTTGTGTTTGTGTTAGTCAAGACAGATGAACTTGTACTCTACAACGTCTTCCCCATTGTTGAGACATTCAGCAATAGCATCAGGAACAAACTTGCGAGGGTGAGAGTTAGCATCAAGATCCATCTCAAGTGTAACAACCCAGCGTTTGGTTTCGATCATTGTGTTTGTTGTTGACTTGTTCATTGTAAGGGGGCAGGATGCCCCCTGGTGATGCTAGTGTGCCACCTGTCGAGGTGTCACAGCATCGAGACCAATCGCAGGATGGTGCTCACCTGCACGGGGGTCTGGTAGGATAGAACGTCGTCCACAATGTTGCCGTTTGGACGTATCACTGCCACCTCGAAGGTGTCCTCGCCCAGGATACCATACAGCCCCGAATCCTTCGGACCTGCAACTACACTCACAGTCCACTGATTGTCAAATGTTTGCTGTGCAATCGTGGCACCAGCTATAACGTGATCACGAAAAGTGAGAGAAGAAAACATGTTGCTGTTTGGTTGACTTGTTAAGTATTGCACCCCAGATGCTGGTCTGGGGGTATTGGTGGACAGTTAATCAACTGTCACTCATCCAGGCAGTGCCGATAGGTTTGTTGTAACCTAATCAGCACATCATCCCAGAACTCTTTATCATCATCGTCGTTGTACTGATTGTTATCTTCAACCAGACGAATGAGATTGTTTAGATCATCCGGGGTGAGAAAGTTCATCAGGCAACCTCCATCAATTCAGCAGCATATTCTGCACCATAAATCTCTGTAATCTCGCCTACAATTTGCTCTTCAGTATAAGTTTCGTACTCACGAATGAGTAGATCAGTAACCATAATTTCAAGGGATTCTACATCCAATCCCTCCACAATTTGGGCAACGTAGTTCTCAACGAACTGGGCAAATTGTTCTTTGGTGAGTGTCATTGTGTTTGTGTTTGACTTGTTAAGTATAGGGGGCAGAGTGTGCCCCCGGTGGGTATTAGTGTGCCAGTTTAGATTCTGTCACATCACACACCCAATAGTAGGCACGTTCTGTGCTAGTAGTAACAAACAGCAGAAACTGTTGGGTATATTTAAGGAGGAGTTCTTCACCTCCATTGTTATACCAAACTGTTGCTGAGTTCTTTACAAACAGTGCCACACCCACGATGACAGCAACCAACGTTGCTACGTTATACATTAGGGTGGACACGAAAGAATTAACAAATTGGTTTTTCATTGTTGTTAAGAATTGGTTTTGGTTGATTAACTCAACCATGCACATACCATAGCAACAACAACCAGCGATGTCAAGGGGTAGTGGACAGTTCAACAAGTGGCACACAACCACTTGACAATATACAAAAATACCCTCTAGAATACACTAGAGGGTATAATATACTACTCTTGAGTAGTATAATCTATATCTGTAAACATACTATAATCATCATACTCACATTCTTTATTCTTTATATCTTGTTCTTCTAATTCATTCTTTATATAATCTTGAAAAGTTAAAGTATAAGACATAATATTATATTTTAAAGTTTAAAGTTTAATTATCTTAAATTCTAAAAAAGTGAAAAAGCTAAAAAACTTAACTTTCTCACTTTTTGAGTTTTCTCTATTTCCTCAAAGGTGAGTTATTGAAGGATCTGAAGATTGTGAAAAGAATGATAAATGTGCTAATCACACCCACCAATCCCAACACAGTAACACCATCACCAGTGAAATCAAGTGTGTTTACTTCAGGCATCATACATCATAGCAAAGGTACTCGGACATTTCTTGTTGAAACATTTCAGTTTCAGCTTCAGTATTCCATGGAATAGATGCCATGAAGTTGTAGTGGTCAACCCACTGAGCACATGCTTCCATGATGCTATCGTGAGCATTGATTCGGTTGTAGAAGTGTGAGTTGTCGCAGATCATTGCCATGAGAGTGGTTTGATTGGTTGACTTACTTAGAATAACAGGGGTGGGGGGCTTTGTCAACCCCCCTGTGCCAGTTCAGATGGCGGACTTGAAACCACGGCTCCACAGTGCCAGACGCATGGTGCTAGCCTTGCGAACCTGATCGTTGGTACGACCAGCAGCCAGGGCAGCAGTGCGAAGCTCGGTACGGGTGGAGTCCTTGGTGCTCACCAGAACGTTACGGGCAGCCTGGAGCAGTTGTTGGGAAGTCATAGATCCTCTTAGAGTTGGGGTTGGTCGGGGTGTTCCCCCGATGAACATAGTATGTCACCTCTGAGAGCCCCCTGCAAGCCCCTCTGTGCCACTTGGAGAGCTGTCACAGTGTCATAGGGTCAACCGTTTGCAAACGTGCTAGAAATCGCTCTGAGATGGTGTATAGAAAAGGGGGCATTAGCCCCCGTGTATACCTTACTCACTCAGTCAGCATAATCATCGTAGTCCTTGAATTTAGCTTGACGTTTACTCCTAGTGGTGTAACGTTTAGCATTCTGGACATCATAACCAAAATCTTCGAATCGTTCCTCGATCTGTGGATTTCGAATATCATTCGAAGGATTCTGGTATTTACGATTGTGTTTAGCCATTTTTAACTCGAATTACTCCTATTAATGGGGGATTGGTGTTATTTAGAGGTCAAACAGCTACGATTTGCAGTGTTTGGTCCTCTTTGACGGCACGATTGAACAAACGACCGACACTTCCATTGGTTTCGATGGTAGATTGGACGGAATCTACAAAATTACCAGTGGTATCACGGTAATTGTAGCTTTTTCCACTGTTAAATGTAATTGTGACAATGTTATTGTCAGTTTCAGTTACAGTTGAAATAGCAGTTGATTCAATGTTGTTGATAGTTCTCATTGTTGTTATATGTTAATGATTAAAGTTTAATTTTGAAGTTTTGAGAAATTTCAAAAATCTTAAAATCTCATTTTTTGAGTTTTCTTAGTTTTTTGACTTTTTGGGATTTCTGTGTTTTTGAGATTTCTCAACTTCATGAATACATCATAGCAGGTATTCGGGGCAATGTCAAGCCCCCCTGCCAGTTCTCAAAGTGTCTTGGAGTTTTCCACAGCCCTGTGGAAAAACCTGTGGAAAACTATCTGGGGGGTGTCTCGGAGGGTCTCGGGTGATACTGTCAAGCCCCTTTGTGCCACTTTGAGAACTGGCACATAACTCCTTGACTTTTGAGTGGTGGCGGGCTAAGACAACAACGACACCGTATCTTTCCATGCTTTCAGCAACATTAACGAGAACCTTATATAAAGCTTAACTATATTCTTTTAGACATTAAGTTTTCCACAGAGTTTTCCACAGGTCCAAGAATAACACCAATCAAACTCAAAATGTATCGTTATGAACAACCTAGTCATACCAAGGGTGCTCTACATACGGAACTAGATAAAGAATACTTATTATAAACATATAATATCTCGTGTGGTATCATCTGATTGTTATGAGTATTACGAGGTGAAAACTAATAAAAGTTTTACGATATGAATACTAACTGATTGTTATGAATATTAAGGGTTGAAAACTAATAAAAGTTTTCCTTGCTGAATACTAACTGATTGTTATGAGTATTAAGGGTTGAAAACTAATAAAAGTTTTCCTTGATGAATACTAACTGATTGTTATGAGTATTATGCCTTGAATACTAATAAAAGTATTACAGGGTGAATACTAACTAAGGATTTGAGAATGATTGAGTATTATGATATGAATACTAATAAAAGTATTACAGGGTGAATACTAACTAAAAATTTAAGAATGATTGAGTATTATGGGATGAATACTAATAAAAGTATTACAGGGTGAATACTAACTAAAAATTTAAGAATGATTGAGTATTATGGGATGAATACT